CAACAAGTTGTTGGATGTAGCTGTCAACATGGCACTATTTGGAGCATTATCGGGCACTGGTACTGGCGGCGGCTTGCTTGGGGGATTATTTAAGCGAGCCGGTGGCGGCTCTGTCATGGCTGGTCAAAGCTATCTCGTAGGCGAGCGTGGTCCTGAACTCTTCATGCCAGGTCGCAGTGGTGGCATCGCACCCGCCGGCAGTTTTGGTGGCATGGGTAACGTTGTCGTTAACGTAGACGCAGGCGGCAGTAACGTGCAAGGTGATGGGCAACAGGCTAATGCTCTCGGTAAAGCTATTGGCATCGCCGTGCAGCAAGAGCTGATCAAGCAAAAGCGTCCTGGAGGCTTGCTCGCTTAATGGCTACCTTTCCATCTATTGATCCCACCTACGGTGCAGCAAAGGCTAGCCAGCCTATTGTCCGCACGGTTCGCTTTGGTGATGGCTACGAACAACGCTTGACATATTCACTGAATCAAAACCCAAAGGTCTGGACCTTGACCTGGCAGAACATTACAGAGGCAAACAGCGACACCATAGAGACCTTTTTAGATGCTCGTGCTGCAGACAATGCCAGCTTTGATTGGGCGCCACCTGCAGAAGGCGTCACCTACAAGTGGGTTTGTGAGTCATGGGATAAGGTGATTCCATACACAGGTCGTGCAACAATCAGTGCTACTTTCCGTCAGGTATTTGAACCGTAATGGCATACGCACCCTGGACCGCTAGCACTGCCTTTGCCGTTGGCAACATCCGGCGTTCTACAACGCTACAGGCATCAGGTCTGGTTTTCCAATGCACGGTAGCTGGCACCAGTGGCGCCACAGAGCCGTCCTGGGCAACAGACATTGGCAGTTATATCACCGATAACACCGTCACCTGGGTTGCGATTGCTAGCAGCTACGAGGATCTAGCTGCCATTGCACCTAGCGCAATTATCGAGTTGTTTGAACTGACGTTGGACACAACGTTGCACGGTAGCAACGACACCTACCGCTTCCATAATGGTGCTAACGCTAACGTCAGCGGCAACATCGTCTGGAACGGCAACTCATACACCCGCCTACCAGTCAAAGCGGAGGGCTTTGAGTACACCAACACCGGCACACTGCCGCGCCCCACGCTGACCATCGCCAACCTAGACGGCACGATGACAACACTACTGTTGCTCGTAAATGCCACCACAGCAGGCAATGACCTTGGTGGTGCCACCGTCAAGCGCATCCGCACACTGAAAAAATATCTAGACGGTCAAGCAGCAGCAGATCCCCACGCCAAATTCCCAGATGAAATTTGGTTTATAGATCGCAAGGCAAGCGAAAGCCGCGATAGCGTCAGCTTTGAGCTAGCGAGCAAATTTGATCTCGCTGGTGCGATGATTCCTAAGCGGCAGATCATCGCCAACATCTGCCAATGGCAGTACCGCAGCACGGAGTGCAGCTACACAGGCTCTACTTATTTCAACGTCAACGATCAATCTGTTGCCACATTGGCTGCCGACAAGTGCGGCAAACGCCTCAGCTCGTGCAAACTGCGGTTTGGCGCCACGGCTGAATTACCCTTTGGCTCGTTCCCCGGTGCAGGTTTGACCGAATGAATCTGTCAAAAACCATCCAGCAGCAGGCACTGGAGCACGCCAAGGCTGAGTTCCCTGTTGAATCCTGCGGGCTTGTTGCTGTCATCAAAGGACGCAAGCGGTACTTTCCATGCCGCAATCTGGCAGAAACCCCAGATGAGCACTTTGTTTTGGATCCGCTGCAGTACGCCGAGGTTGAGGATCAGGGCGAAATCGTGGCGGTAGTCCATAGCCATCCCAAGACCAACCACGCTCCATCACAGGCAGATCGTGTGGCGTGCGAAAAATCCGGGTTGCCCTGGCATATTGTGAATCCCCAGACCGAGCTGTGGGGCTACTGCGAGCCTGATGGATTCGAGCTGCCCTACGTTGGGCGTGAGTTTGTGTTCGGCATTGTTGATTGTTACAGCCTCTGCAGGGACTGGTACAAGCGGGAGTTTGGGCTGGATCTGAAGGACTACGACCGCCGCGATCAGTTCTGGCTCAAGGGCGAAAGCCTGTACATGGACAACTTCGCCAAGGAGGGCTTCCACCAGATACCACTGGATGAGCTGCAGTACGGTGACGCCATCTTGATGCACATGGAGTCATCGCTGCCCAACCATGCGGCGGTGTACCTGGGCGATCAGTTGATGATCCATCACCTGCAAAGGCGGCTCAGTAGCAGGGATCTATACGGCGGTTATTATTTGAAGAGCACTGCCTGCGCCCTTCGGCATGAAAGTCGTTAAGGTCTACGGCGCACTCCGCAAAAAGCTGGGGCAATGCCGTTTTGAATTTGATGCAGAAACGCCCGCGCAGGCATTTAAGGCGTTGTGTGTCAACTTTCCTGGGCTAGATACGTGGCTATTGAATAGCGAAAAGGATGGCGTTAGCTATCGAGTGAGTATCGGCAAAGAGAAGATTGATGAAAACAATGCAGTGCTTGCCCTTTGCCCATGGAGTGAACGTGAGGTCTTGAGTATTACTCCAGTGCTCGCAGGTGCTGGAGGTAATAGCGCCGCGCAAATCGGCATCGGTTTTGGCTTGGTTGCGCTCTCGTTTTTGCTGCCTGGTGCTGGTTTGTTCGGCACAACCGGTTTGTTTGGTGCAGGAGCGGCGGCTACCACTGGCACGGCTGGTGCATTAACTACATTAGGCGTTGCTTTAAGTGGTATGGGCGCAGCCTTGGTTTTGGGTGGCATTGCGCAAGCTATCTCGCCTGCTCCAATAATGTCCTCAGCATCCATGAATCCTATGGAGCGTGGTCGTGAAGCAGCAAAAATGGAGTCATTTACCTTCAGCGGCATTGTCAATACTGCAAAGCAAGGATTACCCGTGCCCATCGCTTACGGGCGTTGTTTTGTAGGTTCCGCTGTCCTCTCTAGTGGGCTTGACGTGGATCAACAGATATGACACGGATTGTTGGTGCTGGTGGCGGCGGTGGTGGCGGCGGTTGCTTTTTAGGGCATACCCTGATCGCCACACCAAGCGGTGAACGCCGCATTGATGAACTGCAGCTAGGTGATCTGGTCTGGAGCTTTGACCACGACGGCAAAATTCATGAAGCTGCAGTGCTCAAGGTCCACGAGCACCACAACGAACCTGTCACCAGCTACATGCTCTGGGGCGGTCAGATTCTTGACGCTACGCCAAACCACTGGGTACTCAACCAGTTCAATGCCTTTGTCGAAATTGACACCCTTGGCACAGATGACTGCCTAGTTGACCACAACGGGCACCTGCGCCCCATCGTCAGCAAAACAAACGCGGGCACTGGCACTGTCTACAACCTGACGGTTGAAGGGCACCATACCTTTATTGCTGCTGGTATCCGTGTCCATAACGCGGGTCTTGGTCTTGGCATTGCAGGTTCTGGTGGCGGCGGTGGAGGTGGTGGTGGTAGCAAAGGTGGTGGCGGTGGTGGTGGTCAAAGCCGTACACCAACAGAAGCTGACGATTCACTGCAATCTGTTCAGTTCGGCAATGTGCTTGACCTGTTATCAGAAGGCGAGATCCAAGGCATTGAAAATGGCAACAAGGGTGTTTTTCTATCAGGGACACCAGTTCAAGATGCTGCCGGCAACAACAACTTCTCGGGTTTTACAATCGTCACCCGCAATGGCACACAAGCCCAAGCCTATATCAGCCAGCAGGTTGGAACAGAAAGGGAAGAAGCCGTCAACGTAGAAGTTGTCAAGGCGACACCAATTACCCGCACAATTACAGATACAGATGTTGACCGCGTGCGCGTCACGCTACAAGTGCCGTCACTGCAATTTATTCTAGACAATGGCGATATTGTTGGTAATAACGTGAGTATAGAAATCAAAGTTCAGTACAACGGCGGCGGTTATAGCACTGTGGTCAGTGATACCATTAGCGGCAAAACTAGCAACTCGTATCAGCGTGATTACATGCTGACGCTGAGCGGGGCGTTTCCCGTTGATGTTCGCGTAGTACGTGTTAGCGCTGACGAATCATCAGCCAAGCGTCAAAGCCAGACATTCTGGTTCAGCTATACAGAAATCATTGACGAGAAACTGCGCTACCCCAACAGTGCATTATCATTTTTGCGCTTTGACTCTCGACAGTTTGACTCAATCCCAACACGCAAATATCTAATTCGTGGCATTAAAATCCAACTGCCATCCAATGCGTCTGTAGACACCACAACGCATATTGGGCGTGTCACATATGCTGGCGTTTGGAATGGTACATTCAGCGCAGCAACATGGTGTAATGACCCAGCCTGGTGCCTGTGGGATTTGCTGACTAACACACGCTATGGCGCCTCTATCCCAACGAGCAGCCTTGACAAGTATGACTTCTTTGCAATCAGCCAATATTGCAACACGCTAGTTGACAACGGCAAGGGCGGGCAAGAACCACGCTTCTCCTGCAACCTGCTAATTAACAGCCGTGATGAGGTCTACAACGTCATCCAAGAGATGACCAGCCTATTTCGTGGCATTGCATATTATGGCGCCGGGTCGCTGGTATTACAGCAAGACAAGCCCACCGACTCGCAATATCTGCTGGGTCCAAGCAATGTCATAGATGGTTTGTTTGTTTATAGCGGCACATCACAAAAAGCACGTCACACCTGCGCGACCGTTGCTTGGCAGTCTTACGACACCTTGGGCGAGGTTGAGTACGAATACGTTGAAGATCAAGATGCTGTCGCTAAATACGGCATCATCAACAAAGACATCAAGGCGCTGGGTTGTTATAGCCAAGGGCAAGCCCGCCGTGCCGGTAAATGGGCATTGCTAAGCGAACAAAACCTTACCGAAATTGTTACCTTCTCCGTTTCAATCGACAGCGGCATCATCCTGCGTCCCGGCATGGTGATTGACATAGCCGACCCGTTGAAAGCTGGCTCACGTCGCAGCGGTCGCGTTAAATCCGCCACCACAACCGCAATCACGATTGACAGCAGCACTGACCTGACCGTCAACCTATCCAACAGCCCAACAATTTCGGTGTTGATGCCCACGGGCTTGGTGGAAACCAAATCCATTAGCAGCATCAGCAGCGGCGTTGTAACTGTCAGCAGCGCTTTTAGCGAAGCACCAAATGCCAACACAATCTGGCTGGTGCAAACAACTGATCTGCAATCCCAGCAATATCGCGTGTTGAATGTTGCTGAAGCTGAAGACGGCATCTACGGCGTAACCGCCTTGGAATACAACAGCAGCATTTACGCAGCAATCGAAGCGGATCTCAAGCTAACTGAGCGTGACATCACCAACCTATCCGCTAAGCCAGCCGCACCAAGCAGCATTTCAGGCACGGAATATCTATATCAAGACGGGCAGAACGTCTTCTCTGGCTATGACCTGGGCTGGATCAGTCCGAAGCAGCGCGTCAATGAGTTTCGTGTGAAGTGGCGCATTGATAACGACAACTGGAATCAAGCCAATACAACATCACCATCACTGCAAATTAAAAATACACGGCAGGGTCGGCTATATGTTCAAATTACAGCAGCAAATTATCTCAACAAAGTAAGCGACATTGCTGTCGCTGAATTTGAGTTGGTTGGCAAAACAGCAGTGCCAGGCAATGTGCAGAATCTTACCTTTGAAGCCATCAACAATAACTCCGGTCGTCTGCGCTGGACTGAGACCGTTGACCTTGACGTAAAAGTCGGTGGCAAAATCCACATCCGCCACAGCAGCCTTACCGATGGCACGGCAACTTGGAGCAACAGTGTTGACCTGATCCCCGCTAAATCCGGCAGCTCTACCGAGGCAATCATCCCGCTTGTGGAAGGCGAGGTCTTGGTCAAGTTTGAAGACGATGGCGGCCGCCAGTCAACGACTGAAACCAGCGTGATCATTGATTTGCCCGATGCTCTGGGCAATCTTCTCGTGCAATCACGGCGAGAAGATGCCGACACGCCGCCCTTCCAAGGCAGCAAGACCACGGTGTTCTACAGCGAGGAATACGACGCGCTCACGCTGGATGGCACTGCTCTGCTTGATTCGATAGCTGATTTTGATGCGATAACAGCGTTTGATGTGACTGGCGATGTAGCCAGTAGTGGCACTTATTCCTTTGCTAATACGCTTGATCTCGGCGCTATTTTTGCACTTGACCTGCGCCGGTATTTTGTCACCCGTGGTTACTTCCCGTCTGATCTGATTGACTCGCGCACAAATACTGTTGATGACTGGAGTGATTTCGATGGCGGCATCACAGACAAGGTAAATGCAAAACTGATGCTACGGATGACAAACGATAACCCTGCCGGCACACCAACCTGGAGCGCCTACCAAGAGTTCGTGAACGGTGCCTTCCGCGCTCGTGCCTTTGAGTTCCGTGCTGATTTGACCAGTTCTGCTGTTGACCAGAACATCCTGGTAGACGAACTGGGTTATGACGCGACATTCCAGCGCCGTACAGAAAATAGCGATGGTGTCATTAGCAGCGGCGCAGGGGCAAAGGTCATCACGTTTGCCAATCCCTTCTTTGTAGGCACCGCAAGCCTTGGCGGATTAAATGCATACCTGCCTAGCATCGGCATCACTGCTCAGAACATGGGTTCAGGCGACTTCTTTGAGGTCACCAGTGTCAGCGCCACAGGATTTACCGTCACGTTCAAGAACTCAGCAGGAACTGCGGTCAACCGTAACTTCAACTGGAGTGCGGTCGGTTATGGCAGGGGCGGTTAAAGTAGGACAAACACTGCCGTCAAGCGGTCTGGCTCATGGCACAAGCTGATTACGTTGTAAGCAACGGCACTGGAGCGGCAGTACGCGCTGATCTCAACGGTCAGCTTGCTGCCATCGTCACCAACAACAGCGGCGCCACCTCTCCGGCTACCACCTATGCCTACCAGTGGTGGGCAGATACGACAACCAATACCCTCAAGCTCCGCAACAGCGCCAATAGTGCCTGGATCGAGATCATGCAGCTCGACGGCACGTTGACGATGGAGGACGGTACGGCGGCACTGCCCGGACTAGCCTTCCGCGACGACCTCGACACAGGCATCTTCCGAGCGGGCACCAATCAATTTGCAATTACTACGGGTGGCACGGCACGAGTCACGACTAGCACCACTGCCGTTACGTCAGCTCTCCCTGTTGATGTTCTGCTGGGTTCTGCTTCTACTCCTAGTTATACCTTTACCGGCGATCTTAATACCGGCATTTTTTCGCCCGGCGCAGACCAAGTAGCCATCAGCACTAACAGTGTTGAACGCCTCAAAATTGGCACTAGCGAGGTGGTGTTTAATGATGCAGGAAATGATATTGACTTCAGGGTTGAAGGCGATACAAACGCTGATCTGTTCAAGATTGACGCTGGCACCGATACTGTTATTGTCGGTGGTAAATATAATATCCTTAAAGGCTTTAATCGCCGTCCACCACTTCATCGTGGTCCGTTATTTACAAAAACAACTGCTACCACACTTAGCGTGGTTGCCGACTGCTCGCTAAACGGCTTCTTCTATAGCTCCGCCACGGCTGTGACGATGGGCACCCATACCAACAACACGGATATGGCGATCTGGCAGCACCCAACCAGTGGGGCATTGGTCAGTGACGCGAGCTTCACTACGGCACCAGCAGGAGCTGCGGGTGGCTCAATCGTTGGTGGCTACCACTACATTCCTAGCGGACGCCCCACTGCAGTGAATAGCGGCAGTCCGACATCAGCGGCTGAGATCCTGGAATACAGCATCTGGGATTTGACCTGGCGACCTGAGTGTCCTGACCCTCGTGGGATGGCAAACATTGATGGTCGGTTCTGGTGTGACCTTTACCTATGCGGCTCAACCAGCTTTGCAGGCACTGATTTCAGCGCAGTGCCATCCAGCAGGATTGGTCTCACCATCGCTGATGACAGCAGCCCACCTAAAATCCCTAGCTTCTACGGCGGCAACGGCAGTACGGCTTACACGCTAATCGGCGGCAACAACCCCGGTTCTTGGTATAACTTTTTTGAGGTAGCACATAGTTTTGGCAAGCGGCTGATGTTCAGCTGGGAGTTCCAAGCCGCCGCATTTGGTGCGCCTGAAGCCGGCAGCCGTGGTTCTGATCCCGGCACCGTGCAGTGGGAGCGGCAAAGCAAATGGGGGCTGGCACAGGCCACAGGGACGCTGTTTATCTGGGGCATTGAGCGCGTTGGCATTTACACCAGCGGCTTTAACACCAACACAGGTGGTCGAGGCACGGAATATGCCGACGCCCCTCGCGCCGTCCTCCTGGGTGGCGGCTTCTCCGTCGGGGCTGATTCCGGGTCTCGGGCCGCCTACTGGAGCGTCGTTCCATCGAGCAGTAGCAACCTCATCTCGGCGCGTTTTGCCTGTGATCACCTTATCTGCGGATAGTCACCATGACATTCATCAACACTGCTACCGATCTTGCGGCAACAGAAGCTAGCCCTGAGCGCACTGCGTTCTTGCAGAACCTGCTAAACGATTACACCATCTTCGATGATGCAGAGTATCCCGAGGGCTATGACCGTCAGTTGCAGCCCGGTGACGAAGGTTATGTGGTCCCGGTGCTGCGGCAGGAATGGAACGCTGGGGCAGCGGCAGCTTGGGGATTTGACAGCCGTGAGGCGATTGAAGCGGTGCTCTGATGCCGGTCAAGTCAAAAACCGCGCTAGGGCGCATTGAGTTCAAGCCCGGCAAACCCAAACGCACTCGTCAAGGGCAGGGGCAACACAGCCTTCCTAGCCATGGACGCAAGAAGATGCGCGGTCAGGGCAAGGGCTAATGGCTGGCACTATTGCCATAATGAGAGCGAAGCCAGAGCCTAGTCGTGGTTGAAATCCTAGCCGCCATCACGGGTGCCTCAATCAGTGTGGCAGCGTATGCGTTCACCGGCATCGCACGGCGCAACGCCCAAAGCCATGATTCCGTGCTGCGCCTGACCATGGCGGTGGAATCCGTTGCCTCAAAGATGGAAGAGCTGCACCTGGACTTTAAGTCTCAATCGCGCGAGGTCTTTGGACGGCTAAACCAGATGGAACAGCGGTTAGCCAAACTGGAAGCAAAGTTCTAACCTGAGGTGTCTGCCTCTTTTGTATGACCACCGAACAGCTCGCCATCGCTGGCGTTGTCGTTGCCGCCGGTTCTGAGATCATCGGCATGTCGCCACTGAAATCCAATAGCTGGGTGCAACTGCTGATGCAAGGTCTCAAGATCATGTTCCCCAGACGGCGGTGAAAGAACTGCGCCTGATCAAGTTCTTCGAGCACTTCGACAAGAAGGATCCGTACCATCGCGCTGCGATTGCACAGCTAGAAGAACGCCTACCTGACAGCCTGTTCACTCGCAAGAACAGTTGGTTCAAGGTATGGAGCCAGTCAGGCAAGCGCATGGGCTAGGGCTGAAACTTCCTGCCCCAACCCGACTTTGCACCCTCGGGCAACCACCGCTTTTGCAGCATGGCGCGGCTATAGACCGCCTGATTGCCTAGCATTACCGACCCGCTGTAGCCGTCGTTGACGCTGCCGTAGGGGTCATTAACAATGAAATCACCTTTGGCGGTCATGCCGCGCACCACCAGCATGTGACCGCCTGTTGGTGCAGACAGACTGCCGCGATGCAGGATGCCAATCACAACAGGACGCCCTGCCTTCAGCTCCGTCTCCAAGTCAGCAAAGCCTAGGTTGGTGTGCCAGGTTGACTTCAGCCCATACGAAGCCAACAACCTGCCCTGTGCGCCGTGATCGGTGGTGTCGCCATAGCCGCCATTGATCAGCTTGCGGAGGTAGTCATCATCACCCTTGATCTTGCCTGGCATGAAGAACGCCAAGCACATGGCACAGCTTGAACTATTGCAGGTGCGCTGCGCCTGGGTGAAATTATCAACTTGGTTGAAGTACGGCACTGCAAGGTTGATGCTGCCATCACCGGCGGGCTCGGGCTTGTCTTCCTCACCGTCTATTTCATTCCAATGCCCGTTAAATAACCACCAAACACCAAGGCTGTAAGGCAACTCAACCTGCGTGTGCTTGTTCTGCGTGGCAAGGATCTTGGCACCCTTGAACGTCTTGCCCTTGTCGATTTCTGACTTTTCGTTGGCTTCTAGATCACTGCCTGGCACCGGCTCCTTCTTCAGCAGCGTGTTGTGAGTGGCAGTCAGATCCGTGGTCTTAGGCGCTGCTACCGCTGCTGCAGAGCAGAACAAATTGACCTCTTCCATCCGGCGACGCACTAAACCTGCTAGACCGTTATTAGTCCAGCGAGGCAGTTCTGCCTTGGCAACAGTGTTGGGATCCTCCCCTGCATTGAGTCGCCTGCGTAACGTTGATTCCTGCAACGCTGTGTTGCCACAGTTAAATGCAAAGCTGACGAGCGCATCAAACTGGCACTGCTGAAGCGGCACAGTGATTAGCTCATTGACGCCCTTCTCAAACCGCACCAGATCCTTGAGTAGCAAAGCCTCGGCTTCTGCTTGAGTGATGGTTTTGCCTGGTGTGACATGCGGACCCGTGCTGCCGTAACCAATGGTCGGTATGCCAACTGGGCAGATGTAGGTTTCAAGCCTGCAACCCTCAAACTCTTTGATCAGCGACAGCCCAGCCTTGGAGATTGAAGTCATTAGCACACAGCGACCAATCAACAATAGCTTGCCTCGCTACCGTGTCCAATATGCTTCAAATCAATGACCTGGGGCAAATGGATGGTCGTTGAATTTACCGTGGAGGAAGAACTACGTCTAGAAACGCAATGTCGATCAGCCTATAACTGTACAGACCTACAGCAGTTAGCCCACCTTTGCTCCTCACTTGTTAGGCAAAACGCTTACTACACCAAGTTAGTAAAGCAAGCCACAGGTCACATAGCAGAGATTGAAATGATAGCCCTATTCAGTCAAGAAGTACAGGTTGAAAATTTGAGTGAACCTAAGGGAGATGACATTCAGGTCCGAAACCCGTTCTTGAATATTCTGCTGATAATTCTTGGGATTGTGATGGAACTAGGGGAGTTTTGCTTTGATCTGCTGCGGCGAGTGATGCCAGCCAAGACTCCAAAGAATCACGACTAGCTGTTTTAATTGGCATCTTTAGAAATTGCCGCACTTCTGCTGTTGTGCGAGCAATGATGCTCGCATTTTTTGCGTAACAGATAAAATAACGACCGTTCCAGTCTTTGCCGGTTTCAACGGACATACCCGTTGGCAAATGTAGCGTTTCGCGTTTCATCGCAATAAACCAATCAAACGATCTGTCACGGTGCGCCAGTTAATGATTGGCTCACGATGTTTCCAAGACACACTCAACGGTGCAGTTACAATTTCAGCCATTTGAATAGTGCTAAACCGATGCCCACAACTGGGACATTTGCGCCGACGATAAAAATCGCCGCTTCTAGTGCGGCATGTTCTAATGATGTCAGTTGTCAGGCAACCGCAAGAAGGGCAAGGTGGTCCGATCCTGTTGATTCCCATGGCTTAGCCCCAGCCCCAGATCAAGCTGGAGCTGCGTTTCTGTGATAGGAACTTTCCCGGCGGTCCCTCTTTCAGTATTTTACGCAGCTCTCGTTCTGACTTGTGGAGGAGTTTGCTACAGGTATCCTGCGCGATTCCAACAATTCTGCTGATTTCACGTTTTGAGCACGGCTCCTCACCGTTCAACCCATATCGCAGAATGATCAGTCGTTGATGCAAGCTGCACATATAAGTCAGTGCTTGGCGGATGGCTTCTATCTGAGTGTCTAACAGCAAATCCTGTTCCGGGCGTTCCGTTTCGGCTGGTATCAAGTCAATCACTGAGCTGCCTTCCTCCCGTTGTGTCCGCACTTTGGCGTCAAGGCTTACTGCGTCTTGTGCGCCGCGCATATAATCACGCAAAGTCTGCGGTGCAATACCTACAAAAGTTGCGCAGGTATTAAGACTTGGTGGCTCACCGTGCTCCTCTTGGTATTCAAGCGTAAAAATACGAACCTTCCGCAGGATGTCGCTGGCGCCTGTAGGCAGTTTGATGATTCGATCTTGGATTTGAATGGATCGCATGATGCCTTGCCGGATCCACCAGTACGCATAGGTTGAGAACTTGTAACCCCTGCCCGGATCAAAAAGCTCGACGGCACGAATCAAGCCAATATTGCCTTCCTGCACAAGGTCATGCATCGTGACCCTATTGGCTAGATGCTTGTATTTGGACGCCACGCCAATGACCAGACGCAGATTGCCTTGTATCATCCGCCGTTTGGCGCGTGTTCCAACTTTGATGATCTTCTGTT